CAAAGATGGATATGTTTGGGAATGTTTATTCAAGTTCAATCATATTGCAGCCATTTACTTCTAAGGTATTGCTTAATCATACGATTCCGGCATCAAAGTTTCTGACAAATCCAAATACAGGTAAATTACTGGTTAATCCAAATGCAGGCAAGTATATAACTGTGCCAGCTTAGTTCGCATATAGGACTTGTTGAAAGTCCTTTTATATAATTTAAAAAGAATTTAACTTCTAAACGAAATGCATAATGAGAAAGCTAAGACCGAGAGAAACTTGGGGCTCACACGTAGCCACAATTAACTCCAATTTTGAGGAGTTGAACGCCGCTGCGGGTACTGAAAGGCGTACCGGCGGCGGGAGTGGGCATTCAAGGTAAACTCATGCAGCTCCAAAATTAATAACACAAAAATCCCGGTCAGCTAGATCGGGATTTTTGTTAATTTCGTATCGGTTAAAAGGCTACCTCCTAAAATACCCCTTCCGTACGTAGTACTCCCGCCCTAGCCTATTCTCGGCTGTCTTCATACGGATAACACTTGGTTTACTGGTGTGCTTGCAATCCGTAGCCCTGTAGGCGTACGTAAGTTTACAATCCCGTTTAGTATCCTGCTCGAAGTCCGCATAGACCACAATCCATTTAAGCCCCATCAGTCTGGAGGACTCATTCGACATAACCCCGTCGATTTCGCAACCCTTCAGGATCTTCTCGAAGGACTCCAGTTCTTCTTTGCTACCCGTTACCACGAATATTGCTTTTGATGTTCTCATTTATTTCATTTTTAAGGTTTTTATCTGCGCTTTCACGGTTATTTCCGTCCCCTGTATATCCCTTCGATAATTTTCGGATATTACGTACACTATGGCGCCATCGTTTTCAAGGTCTATTGCCAATTGCTCTCTGGCTTGCACCTTCAGAACGCGAATATCCGTCTCAGGATTCTTGAACCAAGTAATGCCCCGGGTAATGGTGATCTGGCGTTTTCTCAATCTTTGAACCATTTCGGTTAAGCGCTTCTCTCTTTTATACAAAATCACATGCGCCTCCTTCAGCAAAGACAATTCTCGACTACGACCGTAGGCCTCCTTTTGCAACTCAAGACTTTTGCTTGCATTAATTTTCAAAGTTGCTGCGGCCTCTTCGCGCAAAGCTTTTACTTTATCGCTAAGCTTTAAGTTAGCATAGACCACCCCTACTAACAAAAGTGTCATCGCCGTAAGGGCTAACTTTAATAGTATTTCCATAACTTATTTCTTTTTAGGTTTAATAACTCGCATAGGATCCGCCACATATGCGGATATGCCCTCTAGCTCTTTCGCTGTGACGTTAGCCGCGATCTGGCGTTTAGCCTTGTACAGCTCGATGTCCTTGGCGCGTAATACCGTCCATCCGAAATATCCGTTCTGGATTACATAATACTTGCAGCGGTACTGCTCCATAAGGCCAATAGCCTCTGCCTTTTTTAGCTTAAATACAAAATCCGATATCCGGTTTATCCCCCACTGGAGGAGCGCGATCCAGAGACCACTTAGTGCTTCTTTTATCATATATCCTGATTAAATTGGTTTAAATTCCTATTTCTTCGCTTCAACCGATCCGAGAATTCTCCTCTGGCGCGTGCCAGAGAGGACTCGTTATCCGGGCGCTCCCGATGTCCGCATTTAGGGCAAACAAACCAGCGCGTTAATTCTCCAAGCTTCTTGGATTGCTTTACCAGCTCGACTGCGCAATTAGGGCAGATCCGCATTGTTCGAGGCTTTTAGTTCTTCTAACTGTGATTCTAAACTACTTAATTCTTTTCTGGCTTTCTCTATTTTCAACTCCTGAAGCTCTATAGCTGAAGGCGTATAATAGAAGTGAATGTATTGCCCTTTTCCATCTCCTGAGGGGCATACCTCCCACGAATCCGCTCCGAGTATTGTTGCGCATTCTTTAAAAATAAGTAGAGTCTCTAACGGACTAAACTCCGGCAATAAAAATCCTCCTAGAAATAAAGGGGCCTCGTCCTCAGCCTGCCTAACATCTATGCTTCCGTCCTGACTGCAGGCAGAGCCTATTAGTAGTCTAGGGTACTTTAATTCTACCTCATGTACTTTTTCTTTCAGCGTCATACCTTAATTATTTCGTACTATTAGTAATTCCTGTGCTACGGCTTTATCTATAAGCTGCTCTACTTCTATCGCGGATTTAGGGCAAACGAAGGGTTCTCCACCACTGTAAATATATGTTTCCTCTTTTATAGGCGCAATAGAATCGATGCGGTAAAAAATGTGTTGTTTAACAACTCTCGTGTGTTCTCCGATGCCCAACTCTACTAAGGTGTCTGCATCGTAATAATACAAAATTGGCAGTGATACTTTCATCATAAACTGGCCTCCGAGATTATTGATTTGCTTATTTTCTTTCTGTCCTTAGGATCAAAGTAAGGAATGAGCTGTGGGGGACCCATGTATTTGGTGGCCATCCACACGGATCCGGCAGTGATAATAACCCTGTCGTCTTTCTTTCCCTCCACTGCGCCCATCGATCCGTCGGGTTTCTTTTCGTACCAGTCGCACTCATCCAGGGTGTCCTCATCCCTTTCATTGTAGAGAGGGTGACCGTTCACATCTCCGCGGAAAACTCCGAGTAAGCTTGTTACGATCATCTGTTTATTTCCCTGCCCTGTTTGGAACCCATATTTAGGGATGTAGTCTTTATTGATCGCCTCGTGATTATTCCGGATAAACAGATTATCGTAGTGGGGAGCTATGTTGTCTAAGACGGTCACGAAGTAATCCCCTTCGGTTTTTTCCTTACGCAGAGAGTTTGCTTCGATGGCCAGCAGCATGTTGTTGTACCAGGTTCCTATCTGTGCGCATTTCCATGCGAAGAGGTCCTGGTCCAAGTGACCGTGCCATATAGCTGCTGTTTCTGGAACGCCCCCCCATAGCATCCACTTTCGGTCAATTATCTTTATACACGAGTAGTCAGCGTTAGCGCTAATCCCCCCGATATCCGCAAATCCGCAATACCGGTTGGAGACCGTGTACCTCTGCCCCCGTAAAGTAATGTAGGGTTCCGGCATATTCCATACTTTCAGATTCCCTATGCCTGCATGGTTTTCGTGGAACTCCAGTTTCTCCAACGCCCGTTTATCGGCAAATCCTGACGGGAATAAATCCCCGCGGTATTTAGGCTTGAGGACTGTTGTACGCGCGTTATTAATATATACGTAAGGTATGACCCTGGATCCTGTGCTGATGAATGCCTCCTCCGGAGTAGTAGGGAACTCCTCGTACATCTGGGAGTCTTCGTACTTCTCGTCACGTTGAAATTCATTATACCATTTAATGCCCTCCAGGGTGGCACCGTTCCGCCAAGCGAACCAGTCGTGTTCTGTCATCATTCCAATGAACTCTGGATACCCCTCTTCAGTCATCGTAGTCTGGTACATGTCAATTTTGAACCAAGGAACAAATACCGCGCTGTAACCGGATTCCTTTTTAAAAGCAGCGAGCCACTCCCTGTGAAAGAAATTACCCACGCCTTTCGCAGTGCTCTCAATAATTACCATAGAGTACGCTACGCGTGGCACAGTACTCCTTAACGACTGTACAAGTTGAGAGGCCGTGCGCTTTGGAGTATCCTGCCATATCCCGGCTTCCGAAATGTGAACCATTGGGTAGTTATATGACCGGAATTGGTCAGGGTTGTTGATAGAACCTACGCCGATAATGCCTCCACGCTCTACGTTAACAAGATTCTTAGGGGACTTCGCATAAGGCTTGAAGCCGATTGCCGCTATGGCACCTGGGTAAAAGGTACTGGCGCGTTGATACATCTCCCCTATATTCTTAGATGCCCCGTCATCCTGCGCGCATACCGCGAGATGCCAATTAGTTTTATGGATCTGCTGGATCCACATCATATAGAACTGAACCAGAGTCGATCCTCCCCACTGCCTCGCCTTCAGCAGGATAACACGGATGGGTTTTCCTGCTCTGCGCATCTCTTCCAACTTGGAAAGAAGTATCAACTGCGCTTTCCGGAGTATGAACGGCACGTCCTGCAGGGTAAGCTTATCCTGTATGATGATACACATCACAGCCCAGAATTCGAAGTCATGGATAAACCTCTCCCGGACGAACATCTCTTGGATGTCAATTACTCGGGATCCTGTAGCATTGGCGAATGCCTCGAAGGATCCTGCTGCTAACAGCGCCAGAATCCACTCTTCTTCTACCATCGCCTCCGGAAGGAACAAAGGAACGTCCATATCCTCCAGCTTTATCTCCGTACGAGGGATAGGGCCGCCCTCCCCGGTAAGCGGGTTGTATGGGGCGTTCAGCTTCGCCAGACGCTCCCTGTTTTCAGCTATGATTCCTTCAATACTTATTGTGGGGTTATTCATAAGTCCCGTTCAAGATCATATTAATAGTAGCAACATCATACATAGGTTGCATTGGGAGACGATCCTGAGCCATAGAGCATATCCGTGTTTTAGTGATATACGCATAATTCGGACCCAGTTCAGTTTTAATTTTATCCAACTCATCCCTAACAAGCTTTATTTTTTCTTGCTTGGATAGCTTGGAGGTGTCAATAGCTTCGTTCGGCCTGCCCATAATTTGTAAGATTATTAAGTATTTATTTCGAAAATGCCAATTTATTAGCATTACAAATATAAGGGATTAAATAATTTTGAGTCACTATTGCAAGCAAAAAGTTTAAATAAATTTTTCAGATATGACAAATCTTCCAAAAGAAGGAGAAGAAATTCCTGATAAAGAATTAGTTAGCTTAGGTGCTAATGAAAATAAAACCCCGGCAACTTCTTCTGAGGGGGAATACTCCGAAGAAAAAAAGCGGGTTATATCGGCTATGAAGGGGCATTATGGCGACGAAGCTATCTCTCCGGACGACAGTGAATACACCGTTAAACTTGAGAAGATGGTGGCTTCAGATCTTTTACCTAAAGCAGGTAAACTGAAAAGTTACGACGAGGCCAATACTCGCATCATCGCAATGATGGAGGATGAGCCTGAGTTATCAAGTATCATGACTGAAGTAGGACAGGGGCGTAAATTCCTAAGCTCTGTGAAAAGCCACCTCGACATTGCTAATCTTCCGGAAGACGATGACTCTGACATGGCAGCATGGGAGAACAACGCCAAGATGCGCGAGTCCCGTTATAATGAAAAACTCCGTAGGCAGGAAGAGATTGCTTCCAACGAAGAAAAGTCTATGGCTACTCTGGAGGAATTCATCTCTGAAAAAGGTCTTGACGACACCGGAAAAATTAAGTTCGGAGAGCTCATCGGGGATTTTCTTGACCGTGCTTACTCAGGGGACATCACTAAACAATTTCTGGAAGTTATGTATTATTACATGAACCGGGATACGGAGTTGGCAAAAGCAAGCGAACTAGGCGAGATCAGAGGCAAGAATGCCAAGATCGAAAAGACCAAATTTGCTGAAGAGGATTATGCCGGAGACGGACTTCCTGACATTAATAGTGGCGGGGGATTGACAACGGACGGAACTCCTAAAGAAGAGTTGGATCCTATCATCGCAAGTTTAAACAGGCATCTTGACCAGGGGTCTGTCCTTGGTAACAGATAAGCAAACCAATCATTAACAAATAAAAAGTAAAAATGAAAACAAAAATTCTGAGACTTGTTTTGGGTCTGGTCGGTTGCTTACTGGCTTTGACCATGTTCGCGCCTTCGCTTCTGGGCCTTTTACCCGATGCGATTTCGCATGTGTTGCAAAGCGCT